GGAAGTTTGGAATGTACGCGAGGTTTGTCTCCCCCTATGTATCAGGGCATAGGGACCCAAGAGACCCAAGTCTCCAGCTGCCTAAAGGGCACACAGCCACACGATGGACCGGATACGGCTAACTCCTTGGCTTCATCATCCAAGGCCTTCACCGATTTACAAACGGAATCCAACATCACGTTGCTTGGTCTAAGCAATGAAGGGAGCAGTACACAACTTGCACCTTCAAGACTTCGTCTCAAGAGGAAACGACCATTCCTAGAGCTCTCGGCTCTCTAGTGGCCATCAAATGACCAATCGGAAGGTTCGAACGACAGGGCGAGTTCCCACTGAAGGGCTTCTACGACTCCCCGCCAACAAACAACAGATGGCTTTCATTTCACCATATTGTCGTTTTCCTCTATCCACGTGACCGCACAACCCGAAAATTGGACCCTCCGGTTCTCATTTGTCCGATCAAACACGGACTCCATGTAGACCGCGAGGCGGAAGGTTAGCGAGTTTCAGAGCTCACTTCTTCCCACTGTGCGTCCAATCCCTTGAGGCAGCAGAAACAAGGGGGTCACTTGATGCGTGTCATGGTTCAAGGCTCAATCACAGCAAAGTGATAAGAAACGCTCCTCCATTCATGACGAGATAATCTCCACTTCCATTGTCAGCGCCCGCCGATTGGCGATTCTGAAGCTGGTAATCAAAGTAATTGATAAGTGGACCGGTATCCGTCACATGGAAAGTTCCAAAGAAGGAAATCGTCTCAGAGCAGAGCTGAACTCCGCCGCCGAACTCCGCGGGGATCGACCGGGTACTAGTCTGTTGACCAATATCCGAATCGCTCGTCACTTCGCGAAAGCGAAAGTTCGTGGCAGAAGCGTTACCGGGGTTTGCCCAGCACTGATACGAGACCCAAACTTGGAACAAGTACGTGCCTTGTGGAATGCGCAAAGTATCATTGGCGACAAGGACATTCAAGTCAACGCCCAAGGTGTCAAGGTAATCGTAACTGTAGCCTACCGTTGGGTAGTAGCTTAGGTTACAGATTGACCAAGTGTTCAACGAACGTACGGTGGAAGCAAGTACGACACCAGACAGCAGCTTCGAAGAGACACGAAGTCCCAATGAAGTAGCTGTTTGAGGAACGAAAAGCTCGACATCGTAGTCAACCCAGAGTTTCCCGACAGAGAAATTCGCGGGTGTGTTGACATATGCAAGAATTGCATGCATGACACCGGCATCATAGACGGTCAAATCTCCCGCAATCAGTGCGGATCGGATCTGCTTTCGCGGACCCAAGCCGAACATGGCCGAGACATTCAACGTCGTTGACAATTCCTTCCATACAACATCTTCAACCGAATCCATCGTGTTCATGGCAGCCCGTTCATCCTTTGGCGGCGAGTCCGATGAGTTATACTCTGGGGAGAGAATAACTGATCCACCCGCAGCCGTTGATGTTCGCGTCACGAAGCGATAGCGAAGAGAGTGAAATCGGTACTGTTGCCAATTCGTGGCCTGCGTCGATAACCAGGGAAAGCTCAAGGCTAGTCCCGGGTTGATCGGGTAGGACTGAATGGTAAAGTTACTGCTCGGAAAGAGATCAGAGATGAACTCCGAATTCTTGATCCGCCGAGATTTCACAATTGTCGGTTGGTTGTATGTCTGCATCGATGATACTGCCACAGGCGCTGCAGTTACGCGCTGAGGAGCATGTTGCTGTGATTTGGTGTTCCGATTCGAACCCTTGGAGCGGTTCGGATGTGAAACGTTGGTTTTCTTTGGCGTAGTCATGGGATCCCCCGACGCCACGGGGGACTGTACATCCAGCACAAACTCGCACTTAGGTGTAGGGTTGGGTGCGAGGGTACCCGTGCAGTCTCTCGGCATTTGTTTTAGCACGGAAGTATTGAGTCAGACGGTTGTCCGACACCGTTTTGGGCCATTACTGTGCTGAACCCCATTTGCTGGCTCAGGGCCGCCAAATGCGACCGGGAACCAACCAACGAGTCAAAAGTGATCTCCCTGAGGGGGGGACAAGGGACGGTCTCGTATGCAAAGAACCGTACCTGCCAGTAGTGGACAAGCGCCTCAGCTGACATTGGAGCCAGCCCGCACTTATCCGCCAACCGAGCAAGAAACACGCGATCCGAAAGGTCAAATGACGAAAGTCCAGCTCGCGCTCCAAGCGCAAAGCGTGCCGACCATCCGTCATCAGCATCTTCTGACTCGCCACGGTTCGGAACATACGTTCCTGCGACCATCCGCCAGTTCGCAACAGAAGAAGGAGCGAGAGAAAAGTCGATCTTCTGACCCGCTTTTCGAAAAAGCGCAAGTCGTGGATCGGAAACAAAGTGGGCAGCGACCTTTCGCTGCCACCTTGTCACCTTCCAGGATGAAGGTGAAAGTGACACATCAACTCCGTAACCTCCGAGATGTACCGGAAGGTACCAATTCGGAACAAACGAGGTGTGAAACTTTTTCGATTCTTTCTCCCATCGGCCCATACAAGAGGGAATGGTGCAAGCTGTCCACGGACACAGCTTGACCATCTTGGAGATTTCCGAGCCGATCTGAGTCGCAAAGGCTGCTGACTCCCCTTCCTTGATGTTCGTTCCTTTTACGAGCTTGAGATTGAGATAACCCTTGCGGATCATCTTCCCATCTCGCTCGACGAACATCTGCGAATTGATCATACAGGAATGAGACGAAACGTAGTTCTTTCCCACGCTAAGTTTCAATCCTGCCTCCCTCGCTGTTTCTCCAAAGAGTTCGCAAAACTCTCTGTCGGGTGCCTTGAAGAGAATGTCGTCCCCATTGATCAAACAGTTACGAATGATCAGATAAGAAAGACATTTTCTTGCAGCCCGCTGTTGTCGCGATTTGGACGCGGCAACCCACTTTTTGCAAGTGGCATGGAGAACAGCCATGTTGATCACACAAAGGAGAGGGAAGGATAACGGATGTCCCATTGGTTGTCCATCAAGGAATTGGACACGGGACCGATCCGGATACTCACATTCCCCTCCTGAGAGAGATACGAGGCCAAGACGATAAAGCGGATGGCGCCAGAGTCCTCGAAAGGCCTCGATGGTCGCTTCACGCTTGATGTTGTCAGTGGCTGCTTCGTAATCTCCGGAACACCATAGCGGTAGAGCCTTACCACAATTGTGGTGAATCGCGTTAACCTTTTCCGTCAGATCCTGATGTTTCATCGTCGCCTCAGGGCGGCGCTTCCAGGCATCCAACATCAATCCTTGCAATGGTTGCAAGGCGGAATAAAGGTAACCATCACCCTTTGTGATGATCCGGAACTTCCCTGGCTCCGGAATAGCTTGTACCTTCATCTCCAATGAACGGTACTTCGGTTGAGTCGACGGTGCACTGGACGTGGACTCCTCGACACCACACGGTGCGAATGGAAGTTCACGAAGTCCAGAGACATCTTGAAACCGGGGGAGAACTGGAGAGAACTCCGGCGATTTCATATCTATCCCCAGACCAACCAAAGATTCTTCAACAGCGTGGTCAAACTCACGTTGTCGCCAAGAATCCAATGATTGAGCGTACACCGGAAGAACACCCAAGATGCTCATGGCAACTTGAGAGTGAGTCTCTTCCATCGACTCAGTCATCTTCCCCTTTGGATTCGGGGCATGGAACTGCTTATACAGACTCAACGCACCGCCCTCGCGGCGTGATGCTTGTGAGCAAGCAGATCCAGATGGCAGGAACTTCGTTCCATTCTTCAGAGAGCAAGAAGAGAATACGACAGTAGAGAGCTCATGGAGAGCCTCTCTAACCGCCGGTCCCAATGGACCATGCGTCTCTGAAAATGCCGCCTTGTGTTTCTTCAGCGCCTTTTCCTTTGCCTTTTCTCCCAACTCAGGCCAGATTAGCTTTGAGCCTTTCTGGAGAGAGTAGAAGAAGGAAGCATCTCGCTGAGCGAGGGCACGAGAAACAAGACGAGCAAGCCACCCCGAAAAGAGGTTGTCGACGATCCAATCATCCCGCTCAGGAAGATTCGGATCCCCGAAATACCGGCAGAGATAAAAGTTGAGCCAATACTTCACAAAGGATTGCTCACGATTCTCATCGTCGGTATACTTGTTGATCCGTCGAGCCGTTTCGGTCATTGAAATCAGAAAACGTTGGAACTCCTTTGGAGAGAACCATTCGTTTCTGGCCGAACGACGAGCCACGACGATCCAAGTCAACGATTCCACAATTGGAACCACCGGATTCTTCATCCGGATAGTCAAACCGATTTGTTTGACTACTGACGAAACGAGGAGACCAGCATTGCGAGTCATCACTTCGCTCTGCTGTCTCTCCTTGGAATTGCGTCCAAGGTTTCCAAGCTGTTGGAGTCTTTCATCCGTCGACAACCCAGAACTCATTTCAGTGACCCCCTTGCCACCAAAGGAGCTTCGGATCACCGAAGCAACTCCTACGGGAACAGGAATTGCCTCACTGAAGGGACAGCGTTTTCGTCCCAGACCGTGGTTGAACATTGTTTCAG